CGATCGCCTTGCCCGAGATCGCGTTGGTCTCCTGGCCGAAGTTCTCCTCGCGCTGCCCCGAGGCCATCATCAGCTCGTTCTGCGCGATCTGCATGCCCTTGATGTACGCGTCCGCCATCGTCGGCGGTTCGATCGGGATCGGGCTCGGGAGCTGGTTGCCGTCCTGGTCGAACGCATTCCAGGGGATCAGTGGGTAGTTCTGCCGGTTGAACATCCGGTAGTAAGTGTCGAGGTTGTCGGTCGCGCCGACCGGCACGAACCACCGGCTCTTCGTCTGCAGCGCGACCTGCTCGACCGCATTCGAGGTCCAGAAATTGTACATCCGCTGCGCGTCCTTCAGGTCGCGCGTGTGGCCCTTCCGGTCGAGCTTGTTCTCGATGATCGTCTCTTCGCCGATGATCGGCACGATCGGGATGTACTTCCCAGGCCACTTGCCCCGATCGACGATGTCGTTGCCGGCAATCTTGTACCAGTTGATCTCGTCGTCCTCGATCGGCCGTTTGCGCAGGATGTCGTGCGGCTCGATCAGCTTCCGGATCCCCGGGGGGATCTTCGACCAGCGGGCGATGATCGTGTCACCGCCCTCCGGGTTCTTCATCAGGACGAGGGTGTCCTTCTTCTTCGTCTTGTCGAAGTACTCCACCTCCATGACGTAGTCGTCGCCGAGCCAGTTCGGCGTCATCCCGAACGTCATGTTCGTCGTCCGCCCCCGCATCTCGGGGTGCTTATTGAAGAACTCCACGATCGGGATCTGGTCGAAGACGAAGCCGAAATTGCTGTCCGAGCCGTCGATCTCGTTATGGTCGGGGTCCAGGAATGTGTTGAGGGGGTTTTTCACCCGCCGGATGAACAGCTCCTGGTCGAAGGTCCCCTCGATGAACTCGGTCACGACCCGGATGTAGCCGATGCCGCCGTTGACCTGATGCTCGCCTGCCGTCCCGTAGGCCTGGGTCGCCTTGGAAATGCGCTCGATGTGCCGGACCAGCCCTTCCCAGATCTTCGCCGCGTCAAAGGTCGCGTCTTCGCCGACCGGCCGGATGTGGATCCCCGGCTTGTTCTGCTTCTGGTCGTTCGTGATGTGGAGATTGTGCTGCCGGACCTTGTTGACCGTCAGCCGGGGCTTGTAGCCCTCCGGGTCGTCCTTGCGCTGGCTCCACAGGTACCCGGGCCACTGCCACCCGTTGTCCGGATCCGCGTGGGCGAACTTCATGTCCGCCTGCCAACGCTGCTGAGCGGTTGCCTCCCAGTCCTTGCAACGCTGGAACCGCGCCTTGGCGACCTCGACGATCTTGTCGTCGCCGACCCGTGTCTCGCGGGCGAGTTCTTCCGGGGTCATCAGGCCATCCACGCGTCGCGCGCGTCAGGCGGAAGCTCCGAGGGCAGACGGTTCATGTACGGCCCGATCGGGGGAAGCCCGGGGACGAGCTGCTGTTCGCGTCTGGCCGAAGCACCGCGCCGATGCCACGCCATCACCACTGCATCACCCCGGTCGACTGACCCGCCGGTCCTCTTCCTGATCTCGTCCTTGTCCTCGATCACGATGTCGGTCCCACGGACGAAATACCGCGGCGCGGTCAGGTTCGCCATCAGCACAGGGTCCGGCGGCAGCTTGACGTCCTCGCCGCTGTCCGGCTTCAGAGCCTCCCGGAGCCTCCACCACATCTCCGCCCGGAGGTTCTTGAAGGTCAGCTTGCCGTCCTTCGCCTTGTGCATAGACTTCTTTGAGAACACGAGCCCGGTGGCCTCGATCCGGTGGTGCCATTTCAGGTGACTGCACACGCCCGTGCCCCACCCACCCGTGGCGTCGACCGAGATGTCCGCCTGATCACGCTGGAGCTGGACGAGCAGCGCGGCGTGCATGGCGGGGTCGTTGAAACTAACCCCGGTCCGCTCGATGATCTCCTCGAAGAAGGCGTCCTCCATGAGCTGGGCGACGGTCGTGCTATCCGGACCGCCCATGGCAACGTCCATGGCGATCGCGATCATCGACCGATGCTTCTTCTGCGCTACCCGCCAGCGGTCGTTCGCCGCCTGCACCCATGCGGTCGGGATCACCTGCCACTCGTGGTCCTGTCGGCCCGCCATGAAGTCGCCGTAGAGGAGTTGAGACCGCAGGGGCTCCGGCAGGTTCTCGATCTTCGCCCGGTAGTCCGTGTTGACGAGGTAGGGATTGTCCTCCAGCAGCGCCGGGATGAACGTCCGGCTCTCGTGCGTGTAGTTCCTGCCGGCGATCACCGTCACGCCTGGACCGTCGACCCACACCGGACGGCCCAGGCTGTCATTGTAGGCCCACCGCAGGTCTCCAGGAGCGGCCTTGTCCGCGAACATCGGGTCGATCCAGGGAGCGAACCACTCAAAGAACCACGCGCCGTCGCCCCCCATCGGCGGGTTAGTGGCAATGATCACCTGCTTCTTGACCTTCGCGTCGGTCGAGCGGAGCCAGCCCGAGACGTATTGCACCTTGTCGACGCTGAGCTGCGCGCCCTCGTCGAAGCCGATGAAGTCATGGGCACGTCCCTGCCAGGAGAACTGGCTGCCGGGCTTCTCCAATGCACCGAACTCCAACATCCGCTTCGACGACCGATAGACCATGTCCTGGCCGTTGTAGCCCTCCCGGCTGCCGAGCATCTCGATCAACCGGTCCTCGGCTGCTCGCAGATCCACGTAGGCACGCCGGAAGATCACCGATTTGAGGTGCTGGGTCAGCGCCGAGCCGAGCAAGAGGTCCGTTTTTCCTCCGCCGGCCGCGCCGCCGTAGCCGACGATGTCCGCCGTCGACAGGTAGGCCTCGGTCTGCCTTCCCGGGTTCGGGATCCAGGCCTTGGTGGTCTTGTCACGGACCATGTCCTCGAACACGGCCCGCCTTTCGGGCGAGAGCTCCGCGCAGAGTTCTTCCAGCTCGGTGAGGAGGTCCATCGCTTCTCGCTTACGGCGGCAGCATTTTCGCCGAGACAAACAGGGCGTCCATCTGAACCCCGGAATAGCCCAGCGTGGCCTGGATCAGGTTAGCCAGATCGCTGCCCGGGATCACGATCCCCCCGGAGAACCACTGGATATTGATCGGATCCTCGACCTCGCCCGGGATGGCGTTGACGACCAGCAGGTACTGAGGCGTGCCCACGTTGACCAGGGCCTGCCGCATCTGCTTCATCGTCGCCGCTCCCGGGACGATCATTCCGCTATCTTCGATGAGGTAGATGGTGTCGAGCAGCTTGTTCAGATCCTCCCCCGGGACAAGCCGGTAGCCGCTGAGGAACTTCTTCCCTGTCGACAGCAGAATGTAGGTGGGCATCGGCGATCCCTTACGGCTTCGCGGGGGCCTTGGATGCCTCCACCGCAGCCTGGAGCCTCGTCTCCCAGGCCGCCGTCACCATGGTGCAGGCCTGCAGCGGCTGCCACACCATGCAAGCGTGGCTATAGAGCTCCAACATCTGGGCAAGCTGCTGCGCCTCCTGCGGGCTGATCTGCAGGGTGACCGGCGGAGGAGGGGCCGGCGGCGTGAAGTGGGATGGCGGGGGAGCCGCGTCCTCCGCCAAAGCGGCTGCGCTGCAGCAGAAAGCAACCAGGAACAACACGTATCTCATCTGACATACTCCGTGACGATGACCACCCCGGCGGCCCCGGCCCCGCCAACGGCTGCTGCGCTATTGTTGGAGCTTTCAGCCCCGCTGCCACCGCCACCGTAAAGCACCCCACCGGAGCCCCCGCTCCCCGACCCAACCCCTGCTCTGGTTCCGCCCAGCAGCGATGCCCCACCGCTCCCCGAACTTAACCCCACGGTGATGATAGACGCACCCTGACCAACGGCCCCACCAGAGCCGGGGACTGTCACATCGCCTGTCCCGGCAACCCCGCCTGCGCCGCCGCCTACGGCGACAGCCGACGTCGATCCCGTTCCGCCGCTGCCGCCTTTGCCGACGCACAACGCCCCGAGCGAGCTATCTCCACCATTGCCGCCGTTCCCGCCCGAGTTGGTGCCCGCTGTTCCTACGGTGCCGATGCTAACGACCTGGGACCCGCCAACCGTCGCGGCCGAGGACGTTCTCCGGGAGTAGTCGCCGCCCCCGCCCCCGGCCGCCGTCCAGATCTGCCCTGCGGTGGACTGCGTGACGCCGCCACCACCCCCTCCCGACCCGACGCACTCCGAAGTCTCGTAGACCATGCCAGAGGTCGGCGTGTAGGTCCCCGTACCCCCTGCTGCAACGGTCGTGGTGCAGCCCGAAGGACAGAAGGTCTGCACCACGACATGGGTAGGAACGTTGAGGGCAGAGACATTCCCGGAGCCATCAACCGTGAAGCCGACCCCTTTGACCTGGAATGCAGAGTAGCTCGCCAAGGACAGGTCGATGCCTACGGCCGTGTTCGCCCAGTTGACGAAGGCCGCGCCGTTCGCCGCAAGCGTTCCGGACCCGACGACAACGCCGGCCATGAACTTGCCGCCTGTGAACTGATTAACGTAGAAAGCGTTGTCAAGCGTGCCCGTGCTACCGGCTCCAGCAAGAAACACTGATGCCACATGGAGCGCGCTGAACGCCGTATAGACTGGTGCGTCTACACCGGAATTGTTCGTTACCTGCCCTTCATAAGCAATGATGTCGTCGTAGCCAACTCCACCATTCGCAGCGGCTAGGGAGACCATGCCATCGGCCAACCCGTGCGACCCAGCTACCAGGATCGCATCAGAGCGGATGCCCTCAATGAACTTTCCATCCGCGCCGCTGTGATCTTGAATTGTCGAAACCAACCCAAGGTTGGAAATGGCCGGAGTGGCGCTGTAGGACTCGTGGTTTACGTAGACGACCGCGTTGTTCCCGCCGGCTACTTGATTGGAAACCTTCTCGAAATAAGCAACCGGGTCAGGATACGTTACCTTGGAAGCGACCGTCCCATTCACCCCACCAAACCATGCGTTTGTAACCGGGTCGCTCTGGAAGAAATTCCCGACAAACGGGCTGCCAGCATTGTTGTGTCCGGTCGGGTCAATGGTGAAGCCAATACCCTTGACCTGATCCGTTGCAAAGACACCCGAGGACAGGTCGACCCCAATCGGCGTGGTGCCCGATATGGCTAGAGCCCCGGCCGGGTTGACTACGAAACCGATGCCGTTGATTTGACTGGTTGCGAAGGTTCCAGAAGAGAGATCAATCCCAATCGGAGTGGTCCCTGAAACAGCCAACCCGCCGGTCGGGTTAAAAACGAAGCCGATGCCCTTGACCTGATCGGTCGCGTAGGAGCCGAGCGAGAGGTCGAGCCCGACGCCGGTCGCAGCTCGGTTGACGAATGCTGCGCCCGCTGCTGTCAGCGTGTTGGGGAATATGTCCAGCCCAGTCTCAAATCGCGAAGCGGAAGGGCCTAACGCAACGGCAGCGTCTACAGTGTTGCTCCCGCTGCTCGCGACCAGGGCTGCGATCGTCGCCGAGCTGTAACTTATCGAGGCATATGCCGGTGCATCCACCCCAGAACGGTTGGCCGCCCAGACGTCTACCGTGCTGCTCACGCCACTTCCGTATTTGTCGTGTCCTACGAACAAGGTCGCGTTGAGGCCGGCCGATACGTTGCTCGACTTGGCGAAGTAGGCCGCGGGATCTGCATAGGTGACGGGAGATCCAGCCGTACCGTTGACCCCGCCAAACAACGACTGTGTCGTCGGATCGGCAAATCCACTCAATGGGTCGCCGAGGATGCTCCTGAACCGATGCGACGAAGCATCCAAAAGGCCCGTCTGAACGCACTGGTTAGTCGTGTCGAACACCCCCAAGACACGAGGCTGCGGACCCGTATAGAGACAGCCGTTGACGATGTTCGTGGCCGCCTCAGCAGGACCCACAAATAGGAGCAGGGCGAGCCAGAGCCACCTCATCGCACATACTCCGTGACAATGACGATCCCGGCACCCCCAGCACCGCCCGCAGCCGCTACGCTGTTGTTGTTGCTGTTGGCTCCAGATCCGCCACCACCGTTGACCGCCCCCGTTGATCCGCCGACCCCGGCTCCAGCCCCGGACCTGCTCCCCCCAAAGACCGAAGC